GTCGGCACCGGCGGCTCGGCGATCTGGCTCACCGACGGCGTCTCCGGCCCGCCCATGCGGATCCTGGGCCGTCCGGTGCTGTTCACCGAGAAGATGCCGACCCTCGGCGACGCGGGCGACATTGTGCTCGCCGACCTGTCGCACTACCTCATCGGTGACCGCCAGGCCATTCAGGCGGACACCAGCCCGCACTACCGCTTCCAGACCGACATGACCTCGATGCGATTCATTGAGAGGGTGGACGGCCGCCCGTGGTTGCAGAGTGCTATCACTCCGCAGACGGGAAGCAACACCTTGAGCCCGTTTGTCCAGCTCGCGGCACGAGCCTGATCGCTCTATGTAGTCACATTTGGATCTTCCTCGATCCACTGGATAAGATCTGAATGTGACTCAGATCAAGGGATGCGCCCCAGGATGCACCTGCGGTAAGCATCGTTCACGGCCTTGCGAGCCGGGCTGCGCGTGCAGTCGTCATAGCCTCCCCTTCAAATTCGGGAAGTGCCCTGATGGCTGCACGTGTGGGCGGCACAAGTCAAAAGCGTGCGCGCCGGGGTGTACGTGTGGGCGGCATGGTGCCTCTGTCAACAAGGGGGCGAAGTGCCCTGATGGCTGCACGTGCAAGCGCCACACTCCCCCGAAACGACCGAAGCGAACACGCGAAGAGCAACTAGCAGTTGACCGAGAGCGCAGGCGTCAGCAGGTAGCGGCCGACCCGGAGAAGAATCGGGAAGCCTGCCGGAACTGGTATGTCAAGAACCCGTACTGGTCCAAGTACCGAATGACCGTGCGTCAGTGGGAACACGCCTTCACTCAGCAGGAGGGCCTCTGTTATCTCTGCGGAGACCAACTGCGCCGAGGTGACAGCCGGGCCATTCATGTGGATCACGACCATCGCTGCTGCCCCACGGAGAAGACGTGCGGAAAGTGCATTCGAGGTCTGACATGTAGTGACTGCAACAGCGGAATAGGAGATTTCGGAGAAGATCCCGAACTGATGCTCCTGGTCGCTGCGCGCCTGGAATCTGCGATCCGCGCCATGGAGGCACGATGAGCCCGTCGTGCGCCGAAGGCTGCACCTGTCGCAGGCATAGCCGTCCCAGCAAGATCGACTGGACGGACGCGGATGCAGTGAGGGCGTACCAGCGTGAGCGTTCCCGACAGAGATACGCAGCAGATCCTGAAGCCGCCCGCACCGCCTCTCGACAGTGGGGTCTGCGTAATCGTCTGTATGCCAAGTACAGGCTGACGAACGAGGCATGGCAGTCCCTCCTGGACTCCCAGAATGGATGCTGCTACTTGTGCCTTAAGCCGTTCGACGTTGAGGCGAATCGTCGGTCGATACACGTAGACCATGACCACACGTGCTGCCCTGGCGAGAAAACCTGCGGGCAATGCGTGAGAGGGCTGGCCTGCTGGTCCTGCAACAGGGGAATCGGGAGATTCAAGGATGATCCCGACCGCATCCGCCGCGTGGCGGAGAACCTGAGAGCTGCTCAGCTCCGGCTCCGTTCGAACAACTGAATAACCCCCAAGCAAGACCCCCTGGGACTCCGGTCCCTGGGGGTCTTTTTCATGCCGCTTTGCGTGGCGGCCCGCACAGCTCCGGTGCGCATTCACACCCAAGCCGGAGCCGTGGGGACGACGGCATTCACACCCCGTCGTTCCCGGCATCTCAAAGGAGAGAACCATGGCCACTGGCGCAAGCGCGCTCGGTCGCCTGTTCAACGTCTCCGTCGGCGCAGTGCCGACGGACGCGGTGGCGGGCGCCATCACCGGCAACCGCATCCACCTCAAGGACTGCGGCGGCGTGTCGTTCATCGTCGTCGCGACGGGTGCGTCCACCGACATCCTCGACCTGGACCTCCAGGAGCACAACGCGGCTTCCGGCGGCACCTCGCAGGATCTCGACATCATCACCAAGTACTACTACCAGAGCGAGACCACGCTCGACGGTGACGAGACCTGGACCGAGGGCTCGCAGTCGGCGGCGTCCGAGATCACCAACGTCGGTGCGGCGTCCGAGGAGACCCTCGTGGTCGTCGAGGTCCGCGCCGAGCAGCTCTCGGACGGCTTCGAGTGGGTGTCGCTGAACGTGCCCGACCTGGGCACGAACGGCACCAAGCACGTCGCGATCCTCAACGTTGCGCACGACCTGATGGTCATGCGCAAGCCGACCAACCTGGCAAACCTGAACTCGTAAGGGGTCCTGACTGATGTCGACCATCCTTCAGGGCACCCAGCTGCGTCAGCTGACGCTGGGGAACGGTCCTGTTTCCAAGGCGACCGGTACGCTCACCGACGCCACAACCGACTCGCTGTTCACCGTGGCCGGTGGCGAGGTGATGATCACCGCTCTGTGGGCGGTGTGTACCACGACCATGGCGGGCGCGAACACGCTGGCTCTCCAGACGAACCCGACCACCGGTGACACCGTCACCGTGGTCGCGGCCACCGACCTGGGTACGACGGACACGGCGGCGGGCACCACGATCGGTGTCGTCGACGAGTCCACGACCACGCCGGACTTCCGCAAGGGCGGGCGTCCGCTGACCAACCTGGTGGTCACCACCGGCACGGTCGAGCTGGTGCAGACCGGTACGGGCACCATCGACGGTGCGCTGACCTTCTACTGCACCTGGGTTCCGCTCACCACGGGCGCGACGCTGGTGGCTTCCTGACGTGTCCGTGATCCTGAAGGGCGCTGGCGATTTCGGCCGGGTGGTGGAGCGTGCTACGGCTGCTCTGCCGCAGACCGCCGCCAGCGCCCTGTTCACTGTGGCGACGGGCCGGGTCATCGTGACGTCGATCATCGGCGAGGTGACCACGGTCATTCAGACTCAGGCGAACAACACGAAGCTCACGTTCGATCCGACAGCGGCCGGGGCCACGCAGGATCTGTGCGCGGTGCTGGACATCACGGCCGACGCGGTCGGCACGATGTACTCGATCACCGGTACTCCGGCGACGGCGATGCAGGACGCGCTGAACTTCCTGCCGTCGAGCAAGGTGCTGGCGCAGCCGCTGATCCTGAAGCCGGGCTCGATCCTGCTGGACTGCGCCGCTTCCAATACGGGGTCCGTGAAGTGGACCTTGTGCTACTGGCCGCTGGACACGGGCGCTTCCGTGGCTGCGGCCTGACTTTTCCCTCGGAGATGCCATGAGCATGTTGACGTGCGTCGGGTGTACGACGCGTTTCGCTGTCGGCCTCGACGCCTGTCCGCACTGCGGTGGCGCCGAGTATGTGGAGGAGGGGGTCGTCGTGTCGCGGCGGCTCCCTTCCTTCACCACTGTCTTCTGCACCTGTGGGCGCGGCCCGTGGACGATCCGGTTGTCCGGGCCGCTGCCTGGTCTGGTGCAGCTTCCTGATCTCTTCTGCGCCTCGTGCGGGTCTCAGGTGCAGGTTCCCTGGCCCCCTGTGGAGGATGATGTGTCCCCGAAGATCACCGTGCATGGCGGTGCTACGAACGCTCGCGAGCAGGCGGAATCCTCCCCGGACGCCGTCGCGAGCCTGCCCCTGGCCGGAGCCGAGGCCGGTCAGGGGCACCCCACCTATGTTGCCGAGGCGGGGCCGGAGACGGTGTCCCCCGACGCCGAGCCCGAGGCTGAGGCTGCGCCGGAGCCGGTCGAGCCGGACCCGTACGCGGGCAAGACGCTCGCCGAGCTGCGCGACGAGGCCGACAAGCGAGGCGTGGCCTCGTACGGGTCGAAGGCGCAGATCGCCGACCGGCTGCGTGCGGCGGATGAAGCCGCCAAGGCCGATGGTGCCGAGGACGACGGCGAGTAAGCCGTGGCGTGGGAGCAGCTGTTGAGTATCCGTGATGAGGCGATGGCCTACAAGCGGGATGAGCTGACGTATCCGCCGGTGGCGTGCCCGAATGACGGTGAGCCGCTGGATGCGGGGCGCAACGGGGTTCTGCATTGCCCGTTCGACGGCTGGGAATGGCCGCGCGACCGGACTTGATCACTTGTGGAGGGTGTAGATGGCTATCTCGGTTCCTGTCTACACCACCCGTGAGATCTTGAAGCGGGCTCTGGATCAGGGTGAAGTGCCCAAGAACAACAGGAACATCGACCGGTGCATTGCGTCGGCTTCGCGGAATGCGGAGGCGATGGTGCACCGGGTGCTGTATCCGAGGGTGGCGACGAAGTATTTCGACTGGCCCAACGCGCAGGACGCGGTCGCGTGGCGGCTGTGGCTGGACGATGCGGATCTGATCTCGGTGTCGTCGATGTCGTCTGGGGGGACGGCGATTTCGGCGGCCGACTTCAATCTGGAGCCGAACCGGACCGGCCCGCCGTACAACCGGGTGGAGATCGACATCTCCTCCAGTGCGACGTTCGGTGGCGGGTCGACGCATCAGCGGGACATCACGATCACTGGTGTGTGGGGGTACACCGACGACCACCTCAGCGCCGGAGTGACGTCGGAGGCGCTGGACGCCTCGGAGACGGGTGTCGATGTGTCGGCGGCGGTGTCGGCGGAGGTCGGTGTCGGGTCGATCCTGAAGATCGATTCGGAGCGGATGCTGGTGACGGACCGGGCGCAGATCGACACCGGTCAGAACGTCGGTGGCGCCGGGCTGACCGCGAACAAGAACGCGCAGTCGCTGACGGTGGCCGACGGCACGCAGTTCTCGGTGGACGAGGTCATCCTGGTCGAGTCCGAGCGGATGCTGATCGAGGAGATCTCCGGCAACGTCCTGAGCGTGGAGCGGGCGTTTGAGGGGTCGACGATCGCCGCGCACGCGGCCGGTGTCGACATCTACGCCCCCCGCACCCTGACCGTGTCGCGGGGCGCGCTCGGCTCGACGGCGGCCACGCACAACAGCGGGGCGACGGTTGAGGTGTGGCAGGTGCCTGCGGCGGTGCGTCAGTACGTGACGGCCGAAGCGATCCACCAGCTGATGCAGGAACAGACCGGCTGGTTCCGCACGATGTCGGCGTCGTCGATCTTCGGTGGCACGGCGCGGCGTGCGGCGACCGTGGAGGCTCTGGTCGACTTCCGCGAGCAGATGTACCGCACGTACGGGCGCAAGGCCCGGACTCGCACGATCTGACGAGAAAGGTGCTGGCGATGGCTCAGGTCGGATACCACATCAGCTTCCGTTCCCGTGCGTCGGGTCCGATCGAGTCCGGCGCGATTCACCGGCATGTGCGGGACTACGAGAAGGACGTCGCCAGGGAACTCGGCGAGGGCGCTCACGATGCGTGGCTGGACAAGCTGAACTCACGTCTGCGGCACCAGACGCCGTACTACACCACGCAGGTCGACAAGCGCCAGGTCGCTTGGAACCGGTGGAAGATCCACGACAACGGCGTGATCTACGGTCACTGGCTGGAGGGCACCGGTTCCCGCAATGCCCCGGCCACCATCTTCCCCGGCTACTGGTCGATGCGTGACACCAAGGCCGAGTTCGGCCGGGGCGGGCAGCGTTACGCCATCGCCGAAAGGGTGCTGTCCCAGCACCAGGCCCGTGGCCGTCTGATCTGAGGAGGTCCCGGTGGCTCTGGACACGCGGAACATCCTCGGCAACATCGCGTCGCTGGCCATGGCCACCGGGTACTTCGACGCCGTCCTGGGCTATGTCTCCAAGCAGGCGGCGACCAATGGGATCACTGCCGCGATCTACATCGAGGACATGCGGGCCATCCGTACTTCGGGGCTCGCGTCCACGTCGGTGCGGCTGGAGCTGGAGATGCAGGTCTACTCCTCCACCTACCAGGAACCGTACGACGACATCGACACCAACCTGTCGCTGGCCGTGGATGCGATGTTCACGAGTCTCATCGGGGACTTCGATCTCGGCGGTGAGGCCCGCAACGTCGACGTCTTCGGTGCCTGGGGGCAGCCGTTGAGGGTCAAGAGTGGGTATATGAATTTGGACGGTAAAGAATTCCGCGTCTTCCAGATCCTCATTCCGATCGTCATTGACGACGTGTGGGATCAGGTCGCGTAAACCCCAGTTCTTCGTGAGGGCCATCCAGTTTTTTGGGTGGCCCTTCCTCATGTCCCGAGGAGGACAGCACGCATGGCCAAGCAGTCCGGACTCGGAGATAATTTCTATGTACACGGATATGACCTGAGTGGAGACATCAATTCCCTCGGCACCATATCCGGCGGTAACGCGCCCTTCGACGTCACCGGCATCGACAAGTCGGCGTATGAGCGGATCGGCGGGAAGCGCGACGGGAACATCGAGTTCACCTCGTACTTCAACCCCGCCACCGACCGCTCCCACCTGCGGCTGTCGACGCTGCCGTCCAGCGACGTCCACTTCTACTACGCACGCGGCACCACTCTCGGTAACCCTGCCGCCTGCATGGTCGGCAAGCAGATCAACTACGACGGTACGAGGGGCGACGACGGCGACTTCAAGTTCTCCGTCCAGGCCCAGTGCAACAGCTTCGGTCTGGAGTGGGGCCGTCAGATGACTGCCGGGAAGCGCACCGACACCGGTGCCGCCAACGGCACGTCGGTGGACTTCGGCACCGGCTCGACGGCCTTCGGCCTCCAGGCCTACCTCCAGGTGTTCTCCTTCACCGGCACTGACGTGACGATCCGGCTCCAGGAGTCCTCCGACAACGGCGCGGGTGATGCGTTCGCCAACGTCACCGGGGGGGCCTTCACCGCCGTGACCGCCGGACCCACCGTCGAGCGGATCGCCACGGCCAACGATCAGACCGTCGAGCGATACCTGCGGGTCATCACCGCCACCACCGGCGGGTTCTCCGAGCTGACCTTCGCGGTCATGGTCTGCCGCAACGTGACCGCCACCGTCTTCTGACACGTCCTCGGGGAGAGGCCATGCGTCCCATCAACCGCATCACACCCAACCTGCCCGCCTCGGCGTACCGGACGTTCCAGATCGTCTCGCCGATCTCGACGCACTGGCGTCCGGCGACGTGCGAGGAGGTCGAGTGCGAGCAGCATGTGCGGGGCTGGAAGTCGGCGATCGACGAGTCGACGGAGCTGGGCCAGAAGCAGGCCTGGTACATCCGCAAGCAGTCGGGCCGGAAGTTCACCGAGTCCCGCGACGAGCAGCCCGGCCTGACGGTGTTCACGTTCGAGGCCGGTCAGCGGTGCTTCGCCTCCGGCCAGCACAAGCTCCCCCTCGGCCGCCCCGAGCACTACCTCGTCAAGGGCGGCGACTGGCGCGGAAACCCGACTGGTGTTGCCACTCGCAAACACACGAAGCCTGAGTTCTGGGTCGAGGAATTCAACGAGAACCAGGACCGTCTCATCCGCTTTCAACAGGCTGGATGAGTCCATCCCGTTGGTCCGCTGTCGGCAGCGGTCAACTCACTGCAAAGAAGGTGATTTGCAATC